TGTTGCACACGCGACGGTACTTTGGTGCATTCAGTGCTGCGTTTTATGCTTCACATCTTGAAACGTTTTCTGCAGTTGGCATTGACATTCACGGCCCCGAGTGGAGTAAACTCTTGAACAAGTTGCACTCAAAAGGTGCTAACGCGTTTGACGGCGATTTCGGTCGCTGGGACGGTTCCATGAAACTTGATTGTATGCTGTTGTTTGTGAAGCTGGTTAATAGGTGGTACAATGACTCTAAAGAGAATCAGCGCGTGCGCGAAGTTCTCATGGATGACTTGATTCATACCATTCAACTTTTCCGGAATACCTTATATCAGACGCATCAAGGGAACCCGTCAGGGAATGCTCTAACCGTTGTTGTGAATACCTGTGTCAACTACATGTACTTCTGTAATGCATGGGTTGATCTAATCCACGAACCCCTCTCGACTTTCCGAAACTCGTGTGGTCTTGCCTTTTATGGTGATGACAATCACGTTGTACCTGGCGCTGAGTATGAAGAGAGATTCAATCTCGAAACTTGCAAAGCGTATTTTGCTCGGTTCGGGCTCGAGTACGGAGGTGCGGACAAAGATGGATCATCGTACACTGTGCGACCCATTGACGACTGCGCTTTCTTAAAGAACCGATCACGACAAGATAACAGATACGGCACTTTGTTTCATCCTCTGATGGACAAGACGACGATAACGGAACTTACGAACTGGATTCGCACAAGCCCTGATGACCTGGAAGCCCACCGGCTGAATCTGAAGGATGCGTGTGAATTCTTTTATCACTACTCGCGCGAGGAGTATGATGTGTTTCGAGCGAATGTGCTTGCAGCAGAGCAAGAAGCTCTCACTGGCATAAACGCAACAGACCTGCCTACGTATGACGACCTGGATCAAACCTGGTTGGCCAAACATGGTATCATGCTCTGAGCGGTCACCTTGGACTAATGAAAGAAACTCTCTCCCCAATGGAGTGAGCATGTCCTGTGACGTAAAACCTAAATTTAAAACTCTTTCGACCCTAATTTAAAATCCAAGATATAATTAAATCTACCGTGTAGATACTTATGATCTAATTGCTTACACTGCCCTCGGGTATTTGCTTTTAGTGACGAAGTTAGCACTGCACGAAGACGAGAC